TTAGATAATGACTCTAATGAACGTAATTTATCAGAATCTTTGTCAGCAAGTTCAGCGATATCCTTATATCTTGACAATATCCAATCAGCTGTTATGCCTTCTTCTTGCAATACTTTCTTAATTTCTTCTTTAACCATCGTTTTAACCTCTTCTTTTTTCATTAATTGTTTGGCTGAGTTGGCAATATATTCACTACTCTTTGATTTCTTGAATACTTTCTTGTATGCCTGTGTAATTTCCATACCCTCAGCCACATATCTAGCGAATACAAACTCTTTTGGCTTAAGTCCATCCTTTTGATACTCCTTATATGCTTTGTATGTTCTAGAAAATGTATAAATGTTCTCAGCGATACCCTCTTCGCCTAGTAATTTGATGTTATGATTGTCTACCCTGAATGTACCTAAGACAGTTCTTGCACATCGTGTAACTTTTTTGGACATATTTATCTTTAAGTCGTAACACTTTAGGATTTGACATACGTTTTGGTCGTCTGTTACTACCCATTCACCCTCCTTTGCTGTACGCCAATTCTCATTTAATGGCTCATCAGGGTGATGAACTCTAAATTCTTGTATTGAATCGTACAAATAATGATTTACGCCTTTGACTGTCTTGAAATCCATTATAAAACCCTAGAGCTCACCTTTGGTGGGAATCTATCTTCACCTTTTAACAAAGATTCCATAGCCTTTTCTTTTCTATAGTCATCTGCTTGCATTCTAATTTCATTAACAAAGCTTCTATCTACATAATTGCCATGTTTGCTATCAAGAAAAGAGCCGTCACCTTGGT